CGAGATCTACACTCTTTCCCTACACGACGCTCTTCCGATCTCTCTTAACCGTTGATTTATCCAACGCAGATACGCTCGCTTTGATTGAGTCTGTTGTCTGCTTGATTTCTGACTGTGCAGTGGCTAACTTACTGTCATAGTCTTCGGGAGCAGGTGTCCAGTCTGTGGGTATCTTGCCTTTTTCGAGCTTAACACCGTAAAGCCACACTTCGGATTTAGCAGTAGAAACTTGACGGCACGGCAACACGTTTTTGAGTCCGTTTGCGGTGGGTAGCGTCTTCCAAGTTATCCAATATCGTTCCCAATTCGATTTCAGCGTATGAGTAATAAATCCATCAGCTGCTGTAGTAGTTTTACCATCACTATTAATACCGTATGCTACACAGCTTGGGAAGAAATGACTGTATATAGTTCCACTACCTTTTACCCAAAACGATAAAGTGTATTCAGTATCAGGGAGAACAGTTAAAGCGTTGTCAAAACGAACATCATAGTTATTCGAAGCTGTATCTGTACCGGTAGACGTACCATGATATACGTTGAACTTATCGATAATGTCCGTAATTGTCGCAACCTTAGTATTCCAAGCCCAACCCGAAGAAAAGTTAGCAGTACCTCTAACTAAATTCCGCCCGCCAACGCTTGTAGGTATTTTTTCCTCCACACTCGTAATCTTACTGCTCAACTCGTTAGCTTTAGCTATGATATTGTTTTCAGCAGTTGTTACACGACCGCTTAACGTATTGAAGTCAGTCTGTGAAACTTTGGCACTCAGACCAGTAGTTAGTGAGTTAATCGAGTTAGTGTGTGATGTAATCGTACTGCCTTGCGACGTTACTTGCGTGCTAAGCTGTTTAAGACCGTTGGCTGTTTGAGTTAGTGTTGTATTTAGTTTAGTGATGTCAGATTGTGTGTCTTCAACTGCTGGCGTATAGCTTAAAGGAATCTTTCCTTCATTTAACATCATGTCATAGATATAAATTTCATCACCAGTCTTCAGGTACCAGAAATATGGTTTAAAATAGCTATTTGATGTAGCTTTAAATGTACACCAAACCTTTGTCCACGTATTTGCTTTTATAGTATTTGTACTGTAAACGGGCGTCGTGTGTTGGTGTGCAATATCGTTGCCAACTTGATCGCCATTGCCATTGCAAACTTGGATATGACCTAAACTCTCAAAACTGTAACTCTTATCTTTGTTAGTTAAAACCCAGAAACTAAACGTGTAAGATCTGTCTTTGATTAAATTGTAGTATTGAGCGTTACCGTTGAAAACCACCCCAGAATTGTTGGTAGCTGACACTACGATTTTATATGTCTGATGTCCATCCTTTGTGACAATGCTAATTGTTGAGTTAGACGTTCCAAAAAGTTTTAAGTTATCAGCATTTACCGCAGTGTTTCGCAATAAGTTAGATGACCCTATTTCCGTCGGTATCTTACCCTCAACCGCAGACACCGCACTTGTAATCTGACCAGGTACTGCTTCAACTTTTGTCTGCAAACTGCTAATGTTGCCATTCGCTGTTTGTAGATTGCTTTGCAAGTTAGCTACTGCCTTATCATTGCTAGCTTGATAGTTAGCAAGATTTGTTTTAGTCGTGTTTGCAGTTGTTGTAGTCGCTGTTAAGTCAGCTTTAACACCATTCAACCCAGTTTCTAAAGTAGCTGTTTTTTGACTGGTACTGTCCGCAGTCGTCTTAACTTGTGATAGCGTTGTTTTAGTGCTTGTTAAGTCGTCTTCGACTACTTTTGTTCGTGCAGTAACACTTGTAATATTTTTAGTATTACTATCTACCGTCTTACTTAATTCGCTGACAGTCGTCTTAGTACCGTTTGCAGTTTCTTCAACTGTTGAGACACGTTTAGTTAGTTCAGACTGTGCGCTAGCCTGTGCAGTCAACTGACTAGCTTGTGTTTGTAAGTCTTGCTTAGCTTTAGACAAGTCGTTAGCAACTGTGGTGAGTTGTTGTTTGGCTTCACTCGCTGACGTCTTAGCGTCATTTGCAGTTGACGTTGTGGCAGTTAAATCAGTTTTGACTTTGGCTAAGTCAGATTTTAAACTGTTGACAGCTGTATTCGCTTGTTCTGCGACTTCTGCTGTTGCCTGGTTGATTTCATCAGCGTATGCTTTAGCGTTAGTTTCTGCTTGTGTTTTAGCTGTGTCAATCTGTGTTTCAAGTTCTGCTTTTGACGTGGCGAGTTCGTTTCTAACACTGTTTTGATATTCAAGTGATTGTTGCAACATCTCATTGCTGACTTTTTTGAATTCTTCATCAGCATATTTTAATTGTTGTTGCACCTCGGCTTGGATTTGTGTTGATTTCTGATCAATTTTTTTAGTAACAAAACTTCCGTAAGTGTATTGTGCATCACTTCCAGCTACACTATCAGCACTAATCGTACTTGTTAAACCACCACTAAAGCTAAATGATTGATAAAGCACTGGTACCTTAAGGGTTTCATCTTTGTTTGTTTTAATCGTTACCCATTGACCAACGTCTAGTTTTAAATGACCTTGATAACTCAAATCATATGGATAATAAACAATGTCTTTCAACGCATAATAAAGCAAGTTTAATGTGTCTTGTGTTGCTAATGGATTTTCAATTTCAAGTGACCTACCAGTTTGCAAGCCGACCGTTAGTTTTTCGTTATTAGTTACCTCGCAAGTGATACCAGCGATTTGATACTCTACTTCGCTTTTTTCAAGACCGTGTAAAAAATAATTATCAGCAGTAATCGTAATACCGGATTCAGTCAATCCTCTTACTTCCAATTCGCCATTACGATTAAAGAAACAAGAAAAGCCAAGCAACTGACTTACTTGACCGAGAACATCTCTAAACGTAAGTTTATCACCTGTAGGTTGGGAAACGTGTTGTTGAATGGCTGTCATTCCAAAATTATCACTAGCAAGTGTAACACCAGTCTTAGTGGCGATTTCTAAAATAACATCACGGATTTGTGCTGGGTATTTTAAATCAGTTTTAAAACTTTCATTGAGCTTAAACATTTCGTCCATAAGTTCAATTTCAGTAGTGTTGGCATTTCGGTCAATCTTAATATCGTCAATGTAATATTTCCCCATTTTGACCCATTCAACTTTACTGCCAACTAACAGACCAATTTCTGGATAGACAACATCTAGCTTTTTGAATGATTCGACAATGCTAGTAAACAGTATTGAAGCCGTACCAGCATATGTCCCGCCAGGTGTAAAGTCGTCACCAGTAATATAGCCATACTTGAAATTAGCACTCTTGATATTTTCTGATGTGAAATCACCTACTCTAATAGCCAAAGCACGGTCATTTGATAGCATTGCTTCGTTAAAAGTTACCATAAATTACCTTTCTATTAGATTGAATTTTAAACCACTCCACGGCTTAAATTTGTTAGTAAATGAATAAGCTGGCGCCGTTCTATCACCAACATAAAATGTCCGTGTTGATTGTCCAGAAATAGGGTCTGGGTAGCTCACAGTAAAAAATACAGCTGATACTGCATTAAGTATCACACTGCATTCTGATTGCGTTAACATTCCCCACTCAATTTCAAGTTTACGTTTAGTGGTTATTCTGTCTCTGACCATATCGCCGTTTGCGTTTCGACCAGTTTCACCGTCAACGTCTTGTACACCAACTTGAAAACTTTTAGGTGACACTACTGAAACGCCATTTATAATTAAATTACTCATTGAACCTCCTAAATCTTAAGCAGTATTTGACCTGCTCGTTGTTGTTCTTTGTTGATTTCCTTAATAGCAATTCTTCCAAATTCACTACCACCGATTTGGATAATGATGTCACCGTCACCTGAAAAGCCTGACTGTTGATTACCAGACCCCAGAGCGTTAACAACTGCTGTGCTGACAACACGCCCCATAGTTTGAAGGAAACCAGTATTTTCAAGTGGTACGACCGCTTCTTTACCTGCTTCACCAATCATGGCAAGTGTTGGACTATCAACAATACCACCACGAGCAAGTTTAGGAATATAAACTCGACCGATGCGCCCAAGATGTACGCCTGGTAATTTATTAATGACACCGATAACACCATTAATCATTCCTATAAATGTATTCACAACATTTTCAACTGTATAAAAAGCGGAATTCATTGCCGAACGGAATGCACCAGAAACAGCCGAACCAATAGCAGTCCCAATATTAGTAAATGAACTTCTGATAGTGTTATAAATGCCTCTAAAGAAATTAGCAACACCACTAAAAGCAGAAGTTACATTCGACCAAGCCCCCCTAAAGGTGTTTCCAAACCATGAACCAATACTAGAAAAAGCATTAGTGACATCACTATAGCGTGACCTAAACCAATTCCCAATGCCAGAGAAAACATTTTGAACGTTAGAATATGCAGTATTAAAGTTTTGACTAAACCAATTGCCGACATTTGAAAATGCTTTAGTAATATCGTTATATCTATCGGTAAACCAATTACCAATAGATTGGAAAATATTAGTTAAGCCAATCCAGGCTTCTTGAAATCTTTGAGTAAACCATTGTCCAGTACTAGAGAAAGCTTTTACAATATCATTCCAACGGTCACTAAACCATTGACCGATTGGACTAAATATCTTAACAATACCGTCCCAGCCTGCTTGTACAATGGCAACAATGGTATCCCAAGCCGCTTTGAAAAGTCCAATAAGAGCATTCCACAACATCATGACAAGAGATTCTAGAACGGTAGAGAAACCAGAGAAGATTTGCTTGATACCGTCCCATGCCAATGACCAATCACCAGTAAAGACACCTTTAAGAAAGTCGTTGATGCCTTGAAGAATATCAATAACTCCACCAATAATATCAGCAATCTTACCCCAAACATCAAAGAAGACGTCTGCTAAATATTGAATAGCAGGTGCTAATATTGGAACTATCCACTCTGCTAGCCAATTAAAGAATGGTTGTAATACATTTTCCCAAATAACTTTTAAATCGTCTATGATGTCTCCGAAATAATCTAACGCTTTTTCAATCATCGGTTGAATGTGGTTAGACATTAAGTCAGAGAAACCTTGCCCGATATTATCAAGCACTGGTTGGATATAAGTATTCCAACTATCTAGGAACGTTCCTACGATTTCTGACCAACCACTTGCCAAAGAATCAACAAACGGTTTGATATGTTCGTCATAGGTCGCATTGATAGCAGACATAGTATTTTTAACTAAATTTTTTAGCGAAGCAAAAGCTGGTTCAGCCGCCGAAAGTAATCCTGTTAAATTACGAGTAATTTTGTTTTGATTTTCAGTCAAGATAGTATCAACAGCACCAAACATATCACGCAAAGACTTAGTGTATAACTCTGCTATTCCCATTCCTGCATAGGTGAACGCCGAAATAATATGACTACCTATATCAGTAGCTGGTGTGCTTGTAATAGTGTCATAGAATATTTGCCCAAGCGCTTGTGCAATATTTCCAATATGTGCTACTAGGTCGCCAGATATTTCGAATTGCCTAATTAGCCAACTTTTTATGTCAAATTTGGTTTCATTGAGCGATTTATTAAGGCTTTCAGCGATAAATACCGCAATTCCCATGATGACATTGGCTATAGCTCCTGTTGTTTGCCCTAAAGCATAAGCTAATTTTTCACCAAATTTCGCAGCGGCTGCTAATACCGTTCCATCTTCAAAAATATCTTTTAATGACTGCCAAATACCTTTTAGAGCTTCCTTGAAACGTTCAAGACTGTCAGCCCTAAACGAAACATTAAAGCCGTCTTTAAACAAATCTTTTAGTTTTGAAAGATAGTCTAATAGAGGTTTTAATGTTTTGTCCCAACCATCAAAAATACTCTTAAAATTGTTGTCTAAATCTTCAAGCTCAACTTCTGGTAAAATATCACTTCCACCGTTAGCACCAGAATCGCCTTTTCCTGAACCATTAGAAGGTGAACTTGAATTAGGGCTAGATGAATCAGAATCATTTGAACCAAGACTATTAATTTCATCAAAACTAGCCAGACCAAGTAGCTCTTTAACAGCTTTCTTAGCACTATCTGCCGTATCATCTAAGCTATCAGCGATACCACTTGATGCGTCATCTGCGTCACCTAAGCTGTCCGCAACATCATCTACAGCGCCTGCTGCATCATTAGCATTATTAGTTAGACCGCCAAAATTTTTAGACAAAGAATCCAACGCACTATTCTTAACCTTTGCCTTTTTATTAAACATCAAGCTAACAAATTCAGCTAGTTTAGCTGTAGCGTTCTTTAATGCCATTGCTAGTGAGTTTAAAATTGGCATAACAGCATTAAGAATTGGCAACAAAGCACTACCAATGTTTAATGCTGTATCTTTTAAAAGTGACTTGAATAAGCTAACACGACTATTTACGGAATTGGAAAGTGTATTACCATATTTCGCCGTTGCTTGTTCTAAAATAGCCATTAATCGAATTTGTTGTTGTGTGTTGTAGTCCAACTGTTGCCAAGATTGCCCATTTGCAAAACGTTTAAACGCATTTGTGGATTCAATCATGGATACATTGACGTTGATTCCTAAATCTTCAATAGCTTCAGTATTACCAAGTAACCCAGAGCGAATACGCTCCATAACATCCGTAATACTTCGTCCAGTACCCTCCGCAATAACGGCTGATGTTTGTAACATTTTACCTGTATAGGCGCTTAGTTTACCAGAATCCTTAATAAAACCACTAAATAAATTGGAATAAACGGATGCATATTGTGTCGCATCTGAAATGGACATATTCATTGCATTAGCGTTGTTTTCAATCCATTTTAAGAATGTTTGTGAGCTCTCGCCCATTTGACGCTTAATTTGGTTCACAGAAGCCGTTACTTTCAACGCCATTTGTGTCGAATACATACCGACATCAACCATTTTTTTGCCAATGTATGCAAAAGCAGTTATCTTAGCGAGTTTACTAAAAGCATTTTTAATACCAGATGTACTACTTTGAACCTTGTTATTTGAGCTCTTTACCTTACTTTCAACTTCTTGCATCTTTTGTTTAAATGGTGCAATTTTAGCGTCAATAACAACTTGAAGTTCCTCAAGAGTCATGCTCATGTGCGTCCTCCTTTCTAAAATGATTATTAAACTGTGTTGCAAACGCACGCATGCGTTCTTTGTGCATTAATAAATCACGTTGCCTACGTTCTTCTTCGACTTGTTCACGCTCTTTATCAAATAAATCTGGTGCATATTCCCAAACCTCTAATGGTTTAGAATCAGAAGACAGTAAACAAGAAACATGATTAGCAATCATTTGTGATAATTGATAGTTATTTATAATCTGTTCTTTTCGTTTTTGTGTATAGACACGATTATAGCTATCAATTAAATCAACGATTTCAGCAACCGTGTACTCCCAAAAGTCAAAAGGACTGCCCTTGATGTCCAAAAACATAGGATACAGTCCATTGATATAATCTTTAGCAGAAATAATTTCGACAGATGTTGTCACTTCACTGTGGTTAGCGTCGCTTGTTCGTCCGTCGTTTCTTTCTGTTTTGGCATAAAACCCGAATTTTCAAAAAGTGGGATAATAACGTCCATTAATAAAGAAGTTTGGTCACCACCTGCATCAACGTAATCGTCGTGCATGTCGTAAACATCATCTAGTGTGACACCATGCTCAAATTTTTGCAAAGCGCCGTGAATAACCACCAACATCACTTTAAGTGGTGGCAAAGGAAAATCTTCATCTTGGCGTGGCATGAATACCTTGAGAAGATTGACTCCCAATTTTTCTTCAACTGCAACTGCTTGACGTGTTGTCAAACGTAATTTGTGTTCAACTTCGCCGATTTTCCAAGTTGTGTATGGTAATGACATTTAATTATCCTCCGATTGGGTCTGTAAATTCAAGTGCTGATTGCAACGCAATGCTTGCTGTAAATTCAATAACACCATTGACAGCACCGCTACCGATTTTAACTGAAACTTGACCAGAAAATAGAACTTTAGTACCGTCTGGGTATTTATGTTCAAAGTTGGTAATTGTTCCTGCTTCTTGTAATTTACGCAAGACACGGTACGAATCAGTTTCTTTAGTATTTGAAAAAGCAAATTTGTATTCCAATTCGCCTGCATCACCAATACCAAGTTCGTATTGTTTAACTGAGTCTGCCAATGTAGTGTTATCTACTTTTTCTGGATCAACCCCAATTTCAGGGACTTCTTTCAGTCCTGTCAAATTCGTAAAACTAGTTTTACCAGAAGTTGAGTAACCTAGTGTAATTCCATTTGCTAACATAAATTATCCTTCCATTCTTTGTTGATAAACAAGTTCAGAGTTAAGGTCAACAATACCTTCAAAACGCATTAACTTGTGACGTAAATTGCTAGGGTCTGGCACATCTTGGCAAGTCGTACGTTTAAGTCCCAAACTTGCAAAGATAGAGTTGATAGACGTAGCCATATCACTTGTTGTATCGTTGTTAAAGATATCGACCTTATATCTGACATATGTTTTTTGTTCTTGGTTATCGTATTGTTCATAAGGCTTATTTTCCTCTTCTAAATAGATAACCACTGGGAAATGTTCCCAATCATCTGGATAAGTGTCTGTGACATTATCCGTGAGCTTCTCAAGCTCTTTATAAATAAGCGGTTTAATATTAATCATTTGACAATTTCCTTTATCCTTTTGTTAACGTAAGTGCAAATATACTGTGAAACACGTTTCTCGTTATTTTTCAATGCAGGGTATAGATAAGGCTGTGCCGGCTGACCATACATCTTATAAAATTCACCTACTTTTTGGAAGTGGTATGGTCCTACATCAATTTGACTTTCATGAACATACCACGGCGTCGAACGATAAGAGACACTGATTTCTGGTGAAATACCTGAATGGTTAGCTTGTCCAACTGGTCCTGTTCCAAGTTCAACGTATATACCATATTCTTTCGTAACGTAAACAACTGCTATCGCTTCACCAACGCTTTTAGCTTCGGCTTTTACTTGTATGCCTTCGTTACGCAATTCACCCGAATTTACGGGGGCTCCTAGCTTAGCTTCACCTTGTACCATTTTCCCACCACCGTTGACAGCCGTCAAAACAATATCTGTAGCCGCTCTGCTGTCAGATAGCCTGTGTAACTTTGCAATCAATTTATCAGCATTAACGATTTCTGACATCTTCTAACTCCAACACCTTGTGATTGCTGTAGGTTTTTATTGAAATGACTTTATGTGTCACGTTATCACTATCAATACATAGCCCGTCAAGCTCATTAATCGTTGTATCACGTTCAACCAAAGCATTTAAAATATAGCTTAATCGTTGTCCGTATACTTCTGCTTGTACATTGCCTGACGCTGGCCATATTTCTACATAAATCGTAACACCTTCATCACTATAGCCAGTCCTTTTTAGACCCTCGTTAGTTTTAACCGTCTGATGTTTCTTTAGTAGATACGGTTTCAGTCTGTTCTTTTTCAAACGCATATCCGCCCACCTTTGCTAATCGGTATTGATTAATACTAGCTTTTAATGTCTCTGAAACACCGTCTTTATAGCTGACCGATACACCACCTTCACTACGTGATGATTCACCTTCGCTACCTTGTTTGTTGTACAATTCCAGAGCCAATTCAAGCTGTAAACCTTCCAAAACTGGAATTAGTTTTGTTCGGTTCGTCATTGTCAAAATAATATTTTTAGCCCGCAAAAGTAAAGGCGAAAGTAATTTTGAATCACTCTCGCCAGTTAACGTTTGTAAAGTTTCAAGATTGTCCATGAAACCTCCTTACTTGTTACTTAGAAGATTTCTTATCTTCCTTAACAACTTCCACGACTGTATCAGTTTTGACGCCCTGCGCTTCAAGGTTTTTAGATAGTTCTTTGAAACGTTTCTCAGTCACTTCAATAACTGCTCCTTTGGGACGCAAAACTTTTGCTTGCCAGTCGTGGAAATCTTGCAACACTTTTAATTTAACCATTTAGCGCCTCCAAAAGTTCCTGTTTTGTCAAAGTGCTATAACCCTCAACACCACGTTGCTTAGCTAATCCTTTTAGCTCTTTAACGTTCAAATCTGACAAGATATCAGTTTCTTCAACTTTCGCAGTTTTTTTAGGCAAGTAATGGCGTCTTAGTAGCATTCCCATAAAAATACTCCTTATTCTGTCCCGCCAAATTTGACAACTTTTGATTGGTCATATAGATAAACACCATAGTGTTCATCACCAGTAATGACAGTTGTCTTCTTGATAATGTCGCGGTCTGTTTCAATAGCAACGTTACGTTTCAAGTTGATAACGAATGCACCGTATTTAGCTTCGTCATCTGGATCTGTTTGTTTAGCAGATACTTGCACAAGGAAACCTTTGCCTTGTTCTACTTTCTTAGAACGGACAATTTGAACGCCACCAGCTTCACCAAACGTACCAGACACAACCATTTCTGCGCCAAGTTCTGAACCTTTAACCCATTCTTTGCCAATATTCGCTTTTAGTGAAATGGCATCTTTTGGATTGATGACAGCGACATAACGTACATCTTCTTCATCTTCAAAAATTTGAAGTGCTTTGTCAATTGTTTCAAGTGTTGTTGGTGCTTCAGCAACGTGTTGTGTAGCTGTTTTAGCAAGTTCCACAATGTCATTATCAATTTTGTTAGCAATAGCCAAGCCGAGTTGATAAGTTGCTTGTCCGATAGGGTCACCAAGTCCAGATAAAACAGCTTCGTCGGTAATTTCATACCCTTTACCAGCTTTTTTGATAGTCATTGTTGTCTTTTTAGTTGTCAATTGGTCAAGTGGAATAGCTTCCCCTTCGGCAACATCTGTAGCATCACCTGCATACTCGAAAGCTGGAACCGTTAGAACGCTTCCTGGTTGCCCTTCAAGTGCTGTTTCGACATAAGCAAGCGGTGTAAATTTCAATAGTTTTGGAAGTTTAGCAGAAACCATATCTGCCATAACTTCTGGATTAATCATGTTTGCTAATTTAGTAGTTCCTGTTGGCATAGTTTAATTATCCTTTCAGTTTGTTATATAGTTCAGGATTACGTTCGAACAGCTCATTACGGCTCTTATAACCCATTTTGTCAAACTGTTCTTTGGTAATTTCAGCTGGTGCACCTGGTGCTTTTTTAATTGTTTTGCCACCCTTAATACGTTCTGAAACACCTTTTTGAACAGCTTCCTCCCAACTCTTTTGTAGTTGGTCAATTGATTCATGTACACTATCTGCATCAGTCAAATTGACGTTGTTAACTAATTCAATTGGTAAGCCACGTTCGCTTAGAATAGATTTAGCTTCTGCTGTCAATTCACGTTTATTGATTTCTGCTTCACGGTCAGCCAATTCTTGCTCACGTTTTTTAAGTTGATATGCTTGTTTATCGTCAGCGTTCATCTTAGCTAACTTTTTAGCTTCAGATTCTTTAGCTTCTTGGTCAGCTCTCCATTTTGCAAATTTCTTGTCGATAATGGCATCAACATCTGCGTCTGTGTACTTTTTCTCGTCTTGTGATTCTGATTGTTCAGACCCTGCAGCAGTCTTATCAGTTTCTACCACTTCAACGTTATCGTTTTTTTCTGCCATAATTGGCACCTCCTATGTTTTAAGTCGTCCCCGACTATTAAATCCATAGCTTTTAACGTCTTCCATGCCTGGACAAAATAAAAGCAGTATTACTACGACTATTCTTTTAGAGCTTTAATAACTTCCTTGATGAATGCTTTAATAAAAGCCAAAATAGACGTTATTAATACAATCAATAAAAACACTACTGTAATAAAGCCAAATAAAAAACTGGCTAATTGCCAGATGAAATTTACCATAAATTTTATCTCCTTTTAAGCATAAGAAAAGCACCTAATCAAATTGACTAAGTGCTTATGATTTCTATTTGTTTAATATTGTCTTCTGAGTACGATTGATTGTCTATGACGATTTCATCTTCGCCATCAATATCATAGCCATCAAACCAATCAGAAACTTTACCAGCCACAGACGTACCATCATTTAAAATGATACGAACATCTTTATTTATATATTCCCACAATTTCATGAGGCACCTCCTTTAGTTTTATTATCGCTTGGTATTCTTGGAACTAAATGCGTTGTCGATTTTGAAATATGTATTGTGAATTCATCAGTCGCAATTGGGTTAGCTCCTGTTAAATCATGAATGCAATAAGCTACACCACTCTTAGTATCTATTTTAATAATAGCACTATACTGACCACTCTGTCGTCTAATAATTGTGCCGTTCAAATAATTATCGTTTATAATCTTTTGGACAGTCGCATTATCCACAGTAAGATAACCTGGTATTGGTTTTCCTTTTGACTTATTATGTTGTACATAATTATTATAAGCTTTATGATTTTGAGTGTGCCTATTTTGTTTGTCTTGATTAATAGTCAAAGACAAATCACCATTATTTATGTGTTCTTGCAGACGTGATTTAAGTCTTAACTGCTTGTATCCCTCAGCATTATTATACTTTAAATCAACAAAATCTGCCAGCGTTTTAGGAGTTCTTTCATCCCCTAAAATGTCTTTGTATTTGATGTATTGTTGGTTAGCTCTATCAATATCAGACTGTTTCAAACCGTCAACTTTATACAACGGTTTTACATGTTTAGTGTACCAGTCATCATAAGTCATATCAGCTGGAACAAGTATGTTTTTACCTGTTTTAGGGTCCTTCGCACGTCGTTTCTTACCTTTAGCCCACTTATCATCAAAGTAAGCAATGGTTGTCGAACGACACCAAGGGTGCATAGGTGGATAGTTAACGCCGACTGTCGCTTCTTTCGTTTTATAAACCATTTGGTCATGTTCACGGCAAATAGTCGACGTCCTTAAGTCAAGCGTAGCTACAAATTGATATTGACTGATGTCAGCTTCATCATAGCTTTTTAGTTCCATTTGACCATGATAATAAGCTGATTCTGTTCGAACCAATCGCCTTGAAGCATTCTTCCCAACATCAAAACGTTGTGAAATAATATCAGCAATATCACGAGTGCTACGCCCAGTCATAAGCCCAATTAAAAGCTCGTTTTTTAGGCTATCTGCTAGCGCCTGTGTGTTGTTCCAAATTCTGCTTGAATAATTATCCCCATACCAATTAGAACGCTGTAAACACGAAATCTCACGCTCCGGTAAGGTGTTAAAATCATATGCAACACCAAGGCGTTTTTGAAGCTCGTAAGTATGATGATAATAACTATCATTCATGAAATCAGAATAATAAGTATCCGATTGTTGCTTTTCGCTTTGATATACCTTGTTAGAAATATTATCAATCTGTTTCTGCAAATCATTAAAGCGATTAATTCTAAAAGCAAAAGCTGGGCTGTCTAAATCAGCTAACAATTGATTAATGTTTGAATTATCTGGTTGTGCTTGAAGCTGTCGTTTAAGATTATCAATTGTCTTATCATCTTTTATTGTCTTTAATACTAAACGTGCTTCTTTTTCAGTCAAGCCATAATCACGTTGAAACTTATCAAATACTTTGTTAGATTGTCTGGTTAAATAACGTTTGGCTTCGTCGTAAATGGCGTCAAACGAATCTGCTTGTTTTTCTGCTTTATCCATTTGATTAAAGATAAGCTGTGCTTTACGACGTTCCCAGTAGCTTAACTTCTTACTCATCTACATCATCTTCTTCGTCTAATGGCAAATTTTGGACAAATGCAGGCGCTTCGTCAGTCTTATTTTCTTGTTCTTCCTCAAGCGCTTTTAATTCTGCATCTGGATCTTCGACAAACGGCAATAAAGAAATCAATTGACGAAGACTAACCTTGCCATCAAGATTGTTGATGATTTGAGACAATTCAAGCAAATTCTTAGGCAAACCACGCTTATATTGTGGTACGATTGCTTTTGCGTCAAGTGCAATTTGTTTTAAACCTAAATAGTTACAAAATAGCTTAATACGCTTACGAAGTGACTTACTATAATGCTGTTCTTTAGTCTTAGTAATCATTTCTAAGCCCAACAGCTTGTACTCCATAGCCACACCAGACACATTACTAGCGAAATTCTCATCTGTTAAATTAGGAACATGACTAAATGTGTAAATGTCTTGTTTCAACGCTTTACGCAACACCTCAATAGCATTTTCATCTAGCACATTATTTAAGAAATCTGCCTTAGCATCTGGTGGTAATTCAAGCAAGCCTTCCTCACTCAAAATCTGCATAGCTTCGCGTGCTTCCTCTGCACTATCTGCTAAACTAGCACCGTAAAGCACCAAAATAGAATTGATAGCTTGTTCTTTATCGTTCACACGATTAGCAGTCAATGAATTATAGGCATCAATCAAACCTAGCTGTTGCTCATAATCACCAATCATTAAACTATTGTTTCGATACTCAACGATAGGAATAGCGCCCATATGATGTTCTTCTGGTGCTGATGACTTATTATTAACGTCCTCAAAACCTCGCAAAGTCATCTGATAATGGTAATTTTCCGTTAAAACCTCTGCTTTGTATGTGGTATTTTGACTAACATCATCTATAATATCATAATAATAAACAGCAAATAGAGGACATTGTTCGATAGAGTCATCATAAACAATAAATGTATTTTCTGGCTCAAGACTTCGAACGCTTAACTCTACTTCATCTTCCTTTGCATAAATAAATTCATATGCACGACCATAAATAGCCATATTTAAAGCATTTTCGTTATCTACATGGTCCACATCTGCTTTATCAAACGCATTAAGCAACGGTTCAATATCTGCTTCTGACGTATTCGTGTATGTGATACTGTTACCCATGAAATACCCAGTTGACGTGTCGGCAATATCTTTAGCGTGATTAGCAACTGTTTTAAAGTTTGGTAAATTTGACCGTCGTTTATGATTTAAAATATCATGCTTTCCAAGGTAGTAATCTTTCAACGTTTTCAGCCGTTTGCTTTCTGAAGCATGAACGGTGATAAGTTTATAAATAATGTCAAGATTTAGGTTTTCTTCGTCGTATTTGCTACGAGAATAAATCAATGTATCGTCCTGCATGTGACTCCTTTCTATAAACCATAAGCTGACTTACGTCGAACTTTAGCTTTTGTTTTAATTTTGTTATTAATACTTTCAACAATACCTGTTAGAGCATCTGCTGCGTCATCATGTGCGTTTTTACCTTCACGTTGGTAAGACATCAGTTCCTGATAAAGTTCAGGCCATTTGTGACGCCAATTCTCTGGAAAGTAAATGTGTTCAATCGCCCATGTAGCATTTGTCAAAATACGAGCTTGTTTATTTTGCGATTGATGAAACCAATTAAAAAGCGTGTAATGGTTGTTGTATTGTGTTTTAGTTAACCTTTCAACATTACGGGCAAAACCACGACCACCATTATTACTTTCAATATCGCATGTATTGACTTCATGCTTCGCTAATTTTCTGGCAAGCAATGGTTCGGTGACTTCCATTGGCTCTTTAGTAAAGACAATATCAAGAATATAAGCTTCATTGTCAGATGTCACACCGTAAATATAACTTGATAGATAGTCGCTTCCTGTATCCGCTGTATCGGTATAAGCACTAATACGTTTGAATTTAGGTCTTGTATCATAAGTTTTAAATCCAGAATACAAACGACCTTTTAAGTCAATTGGTTCTTGCTGGTAGTTAGCAGAAGCTATGTCAGCTCCCATGGTTTTAGTCTTTTGAAAATAAGCTTGTTTACTTAGGACTTCATCACAAAGCATGGTATCTGTCGCTTCATCATAAGCTTTCATGCTGATATGCTTGACCTTGTAATCAGACTTAGGAAGTTCAATCAGCGCCTTACCTGCCAAATCTTGCGAATGCCAACGTGTCATGATAATAATAATTTTCCCACCTTCTTCAAGACGAGACAGCATAGTATTTGTGAACCACTCCCAATGCTTTTCCAGGACAGTAGCGTTGTTAGCTTCTTCAGCATTTTTGATAAGGTCATCAACGATAATAATATCAGCACCAAAACCAGTCGCTGTACCAGTTGGACTGGTAGCCAGATAATTGTTATAGCCACCCTCTAAACTCCACAAGTTCATAGCGGCATCACCATATTTGATATGCGTATCTGGAAAAATGTCATTAAACACAGTAACGTCTTTATCTGCTTTCGTTTCTTGAATAGCATTTCTGACATTCTTTGAAAACACAGTTGATAACGTTTCGTTGTATGAGCCAGTCATTATCTTTTTGTTATTGTCATTTCCAAGTAACCATTGAACAAACATGCCTGCCGTCCTTGATTTTCCGTGCCTTGGCGGTTCATTGATAACCAAAACGTTATGCTCATCATCACTTAAAAAGCCTTGCAAATCATTGCAAAGCTCAACTAAGTATTTACGAGACGGCTTATAGAAATCACTTGCCATTAGATGACAATAATAAAAGAAATCACGACGAGCTAACTCAAAACGTGCTTGCTGTTTGATTGCTGTTTTATCCATCATCAATCAACTTCCTTAACTCATCTGTTGTCAGTCCCTCAAATGGATTAGACTGGTTCACATCAGCCCTAACATTAAGCTGTTTAGGTTCTTCCATACCAGCGTAATCAAGTATCATTTTAGCGGCATTTAAACGTGCTTGAGGTGATGCATCAACGTCTTGCAAAATATCAATTGTTTTATCAACTGCAATAGATGCCAAACCCGAAAAGCGCCTTTTTAACATACTCTTTTGCGCTTCGATTAATTCATCAGCAAATGCTAAAATTTCAACGTTTTTCATATTGTTGTAAGCTTGTGTATCAGCTGATTTTTCTGAATAACCAGCATAACGTGCTGCTTGACCTTGCTTCATACCTAAAGCAATCCCTTCAGCAAATTTCTTTTGCAGTTTCGTTAACGTCAATTCATCACCCCCAATCTAAAATAAAAAGCCACACAAACGTGTGACTGTCAGAGGAATAGTGGGAACTGCACCCACATATCTAAAGTAAAAAATTTAGTGCACTATCTATTTGTGCTATATTCCAACAGTTTGCCCAAAAGGCTGTACAGGCAAACACCGATATACTCAACCTGGATTGTATACCGTTTTTCAGCTATCCGCTCACGGGATATTTTTCACTTCCATTTATTTTTCAATGACAGCCGACGTGGCTCAGCTCATTTCAGGACTGTAAACCATAACAAATAAGGACGAGAAAGACCCTCAATAATCCTCGTCCTTATCTTCAAAACCTTGATGATAACATAATATCGCATTTTAGGTGACAAAAATATCGTGTTTTTTGTCATTTTTACGAAAAACCATAAAAATCAGCAAAAATTTCTAAAATTCGTTGACGTTTTCGGTAAATTGTCTTGATTGACATGTGCATTTTACCAGCAATGGCGTCCCAGGTATTCACGCTACCTCTTGCCCAACGTAACCAGAAAATGCGTTCCATATCGTCGTCTAACATATTCAACGTATTCTCCACTGCGTGTTTCTGCGCATACAAACTATTTAATCGCTGGTCACTATCCCAACGCGCTATAGTCGTTTCTGTTGGTTTAGACACAACATTGGTACGTCCACCCCCCACATTTTCGTCTATATTTGGAACGTCACTAATTTCTAGCTTTCTCACAGCAATCTTATGGTCAATGCTCACATAATCAAACAATAGCTCATCAAGTGCTTTTAATTGTGAATTACTCAATTTTCCCACTACTTCACAGCTCCTTTATGATATAATATAAACGTCATTTATATATATCTTAGGTCCTTGCGTGTGCAGGGGCTTTTTGTGTTTCCACAAAACGGGCAGGCGCACGACCCAAACATTGAATTACCATGAGGAAATATAGCAGCGCCTTGCATAATAACTAACTAGCGATAATTAGCGTTAGATTGATTTAATACAGAAAGATTTTAAGGAGTTCCTCTTTTCTATTTTTGATTTCGCTATGTTGCTAGCAAGTAACCCGATAAACTTCACTAGCGAATATACTAATTTGTGTAAGAAGGAGTTTTTTTCACCTCACAAAACCATATAAAATATTTCGGGTTATGCCTATGCGTGAAATCGAATCACGCTCAAGACCATCATAGGCACCGAATGATTATTTTAAAAAATCTGGAAAATACAAAGGAGTTCTAGACTGTCGACTGGCAAACAGTCATCATTGAACCTACTTTCTTTTTTAATTTTTAGTTACCAGTCTAATAGCAAGAGTGAGAGTTGCACTCACTCATTCAGCTTAGAACTGCATTGCTACCGAATTACCACTAGAAATTAATTATTAATGGAGTCGCTCACTTAGTCCAGCTATCAAAACTAAGGTCATAGCTCATCTTTCTAAAAATTTTTAATGATGATAGCTGTTATGCCTATTTGAGGAATGACCCTCAAATAAGCTCACAAATTTTTAATAATGAATTTGACTGTTGCAATGATGCACCAAATACATAAAATTAAAAGAAATATAAGTGCTGTAATACACACTAAGCTGAATATTAATTGTATTACTAACCACATGAAATCAATCATTATTGCCTACTCCTTTCGCTTGTTTATCTAACCAGTCCCAGATTAAGTGAAACTGACCGTTAACCAATTCATCATTACCGTATTTCTCGCAGATAGCCACAATGGACTGATTAGCCCATTCCCAGTAAGCGAGACTTCCAAAACCAACTTCTTGTGATTTCATATTGCTAGCCATCATCCATGCTGTGACTTCATTTTGAAAGAAATCAATATAATCAATCTTCATGACGCATAACCTCTTTCATTCGCTTTTCAATACGCTCATCTGGCAATTTGGCTCGTGTTAGTAATTTTTGTACCTCATTTGGTGGCACATACAGCAATTTAGCAATCTCAAGATAGCTTTTAAGCTGCTTTTCTTTCGTCCACGCAATGAACGCATCTAAGGTTTCTAGCGCATTTTCTGTGTGGTGTTCTGAAAACGTCACAGCGTGTTTAGCTCTTAAGTTATTCATATGTTTACTCATAAGTTTTCCAACCTCACGTATATTCCAACTGTGTCAGCCCAAAACTTTTCGATTATCTCACTAGCCACTCTTGAATCATTGACATAGAATCCCGTTCTTTCCATGCAATCTTTTAGCAACTTAACAAGATTATCTGTATCAGGCTTTGTATGCTTGTACTGACCGTTAGTCGTACCTTTGATTTTTGGAAACAGCCATTTAGTCGTCAACCTCAACGGACCGTCTAGCGGTTCATCTGGTGCATATGGTGCTAACAATTCCATGAACATTGCCCGCGTTTCCATTAGTTGGTCTGGCTCATAGAATTGTGGCTTACCATGTATAACACGAACTTTCTTTTGCTGGTGAGTGACTGTTGGAATTTCTTTCATAGGTAAGAAAAATTCAATCATCAGATAGCTCCCTAGAAACTGCACCAAGTGTCGCACTGGCACTCATAAGCAATCCAAATGTGTAATCTGGATTAAGTGCCATTTCTTCAAAATCCTCTTCACATTTATCCAATAAACAATCAATTTTATTTTTTAGATTGTCAATAGCTTTTTTGTTTAATGTCATTTTGTCAACTTCTTTCTCTTAAAAAAACTTCATACATCGCCATTTCTTTTAGCTTATCGCCAATACATTGAATTTCAATCAATTCTCTATCAGTATATCCATCCAATTTTCTTGATTACTTTAACAAGCATTTCTCTTAGATCTTCAATTGGTATCCTTTGCATCTCAACTGCACCTCAATAATCTTCCTCGCTTCGGTTACTAACCAAGTCATAATCAAGGTCAATATTTTCAATTTCAGCACGTTGTTTCAAAATACTGAGATAAGTTTGCATAGTATAATATTGACTTTCAAGTAATGCCACTGGACAATTTAACTCAAAGTCTAATTCTCCATAAAGATGCTTATCTAATAATTTACCTAACCTTTCAGTGCGCTTTTTTAGTTCTTGATATTCAATAATCATTCTAAGTTTATAAATTTCCATTTTTACACCTCCCAATCTTTAACTCCAGACCATATTCCAGTTTCTGGATCATATTCAACATAACCTGCACTTTTTAGTTGTGAAAAAGTCCATTCTAACAAATTAGGTTGTTTCGCAATCCATTGAAGCACTTCTGAGTTTTCAGCAAAGTATTCTTCGTTAGGTAATTTATGATAAAGCGGAGGCATATATTTTCCGACTTCTAATTTCTTAGATCTTACTTTTTTATGTCTAGCCATTTTTACCTTCTTTACAATTTTTACGTTTCCATGTGCGCCTTTGTCAAAGTTTAGACAAAGGATAAAGGGGCAGAGCTTACAGCCCCTTTTCCTTTTCTCTTTGACTTTTGACGAAGGAAAAACAATCTATTACGACTTTTAAGTCTATTGCTTTTCTTTTTCCGAAAATAACATGTTTTTTTCGCGTTTTTTTCCTAGCTAGAAATACTTGAAAAAAACATTATTTTTCGTACTAGGAAATGAAAAAAACGTACTCTTTCACGTTGTTTTCAACATGTTTTTTTCTTTCTTTCGTAAAATGCAGTTTTTGAAAAAAACGTTATTTTTCATTTTTTTCTACATTAGCAACTTGATAAATTATTCCTTTTTGAGCGATAAAATCTTCATGTTCTTTCACATAATTCAGCACGGTTCTCTCTGTAGTGTCCAGATACTCAGCTAATTCTTTTTGAGTTACTGGAGTCGAACCGTCAGATAATGCACTATAAGCTGTTTCTAATTTTTCTTGTCTTTCTTTGAGTTTTTCTTTCTTAGACTTTCTACTATCCTTAGCTTTCTGCCATGCAGGTTTACTGTCTTCCAATTGAATATCTGCAAGAACACCTGTTGTATCCACAGAGTGAACTGGATAGCTGAACCACATATTGACTGGTGGGAACTTCGCAAATTCACGAAGCGTACCCTCAACACGCCACGCAGTAGAAATCTTGATAGATTCTTCGACTTGCTGGATTTCGTGCAAGTATGGCTTTCTGACCATGATGTCGTCAAGTGCTTTGTCAAAATGTTTACTCATCTGTGCGACACTTTGCAAGTCATCAAGTGTGATTTCATGCTGGTAATAGTCTAGGTTCTTTTCTTGGATAGCACGTTTAAACACGTCGCATTTCGCTTTGTCAGTACGTTGTTTAAACAGATTGTCGTTTAGTTCAAGTTCGACTAAGTCAATCAACGCGTCTGGATCACGAGCAAACACTCCCGAACCGCTAGCACGGTCCATTGATTTCTTGCCACCTTGAGCCCCTTTTGAATGGTGGTGACAGTAAATCACACTACAACCTAGCTCAGTTGCTACTTTGTCAAACTGATTGGTAAAGTGTGCCATTTGGTCTGCGCTGTTCTCATCCCCAGTCAGCACCTTATAAATCGGGTCAATGATGACCGCTTGATAATTTTTCTTAAGTGAACGTCTGATCAGCTTAGGTGCTAACTTATCCATTGGCACAGTCTTACCACGCAAATTCCAGACGTCGATATTTTGAACATTATTTGCTTGAAGTCCCATAGCGTCGTACACGTCTTTAAAACGGTGCAATGCTGACGGTCTATCAAGTTCCAGATTGACATATAAGACACGTCCTTGTTCACATTGCCAACCTAACCACTTGCTGCCCTCTGCAATCGCAATTGATAGCTCAATCAAGGCGAATGATTTTCCAGCTTTGGAAGGACCAGCGATAAGCATCTTATGTCCTTGACGCAACACGCCGTGAATCAATTCTGGTGCTAAGTCTGGCATGTCGTTCCAGCTGTCTAACAGTCCTTCAGGGTCTGGTAAGTCGTCGTTTAAATCTTCGACCCACTGATACCATTCATCATAATTTGCTTTACCAATGTTGGTGTCAATCAAAAATTGTTTGTGTCCGTTACGTGTGACACCTGGCATGCGTGATAGACGGCTAGGATTGCGGTTCTGCGTATCAATATCAAGCCCATTCTTCTTACAGATTTGATATATGTAATCAACACGTTTCCTGTACTCTTGATAATCACGCGCATCTACTTTCACGACTGCGTGCAATGATTTCTTACCAGAATGGACAAGCGTTGCAATTGGTAACTCTAACTCTTTAAACAGCGCATATTGCTTACCAATGTCTAATGTATCTGATTCGACTAGCGCATAGCGATAATCTGTGACGTTGTCGTTCTTAACGCCTTTCCCGTCAAGTGGATTGAAACGAATCCACGCACCTGCTTCTTCCTTATAATCACCAAAGACAGCTCCAATATCGTCAGGTGTTTTTTGCAACAATTGGATAAGCTCACCAGCTGTCCTATCAAAATTCCCTTGTGTTGGCTTATAAATCGTGCCATTGTCTGTTTCAATTGGATATGTCGCAGTCACGTAGCCGACTAGATCCGTTGAATCAAACAAGGTTTCTAGATATCTAATCAAATCTTGTGCAGGTTGCCAATTTAATGGCTCTCTGATTTCTTTGGATTCAATCCAGTTCTTATCAACGATTTGATAGTCACGGTCAATGGTATCTTCCCAATCCAGCTCATGGAAATCACCACGACCACTTGACGCAGGTTGCCAGCCATTATCCTTTGCTAGCTGCGTGATAGTAGCTCCTGTTACGACACTACCTGCTTCTTCGTTGAAAGTATCCCATTTTTTGAAACACTCTCCACGTTTATAACGTGTATCAGCTTGTGACCAGTTATCCCAGTCCATAGCGGTATAACCTTCGTGTTTCAAAGCCATACCAATTTGGCACCAAGTCGCATAATCTACCATGGCAGGATTGATATAATCCAGCAATGGTAGCAGTTCAAAATCTCTCTCTGCCATGTTTATCCTTTCTTATTTATTCTGGTTTAAATTCCGCTGGTCGAATACCACGAGGAACACGCCAACCGTTTGCAGCAATGCGATTGATTAGGCTACTTGCGCTGTCGAATGTCCACATACCAACATTTTTAAACCCGTAGCGTTCAAGCAAACGAATTTGTTTAGGTGTGGTTAGCCCTTCTGTTTGACGTTTCTTAAGTCGGTCTAACAGCTTGCTAGCCTTACCAAAATTGCCAATATCATCAGTAAAGATACCGAACTTCTCTAATGCTTTTAGTTGTTTGTCTGTTGGCGGTGTCATCTCAATGCCAAACGCTGGAACATAGTCCGCTAAGTCCTCGGCTTGGATAGACATTTCAAATTGTAGTGGGTCAACTAATCGACGTTTACGCTTGCGCATTTCTGACAATTGTTTTGCAAGTGCTTCTTCACGTTTAGCCACAACGTCCTTGCTAGCTGTTTCTTCAGCTTCCAGCAATTCAAATTGTTGGTTCGTCTGTTCAGCCATGTTTTCAACCATTTTCTTAGCCACTTCTGGGCTGTCAGTGATTAGATGTGCTGGTCGGCATAGTTCGTGGCGTTCTGTATGCCAAAGGAAATCCAGAATCAACAAATTCTCTTTACCTTCTGCTAAGCGCGTGCCACGTCCTACCATTTGACTATACAGCGCTCTAACCTTTGTCGGTCTAAGCACCTCAACGCAGTCAACGCTCGGACAATCCCAGCCTTCAGTCAGTAACATTGAATTACACAAAACATTGTATTTACCTTCGTCAAAGTCAGCTAAAATTTCCGCACGGTCTTCTGACTCGCCATTCACTTCAGCAGCTTTAAAGCCCTTCTTGTTTAAAATGTCACGGAATTTCTTAGACGTCTTTACCAATGGTAAGAATACAACTGTTTTCCTGTCTGAACATTGCTTAACCATTTCATCTGCGATTTGTTCCAAATATGGATCTAACGCTGTTCCAACTTCGCTAGCCTTGAAATCACCCGCTTGTTGACTAACACTTGATAAATCCAACGTCAACGGGATAGTAACTGCTGTAATCTTTGATAAATAGCCAGATTTGATTGCGTCAACAATCGAATATTCATAAGCGAGACTATCGAAATATTCGCCTAGATTGCGACGATCAGATCTGTCAGCTGTAGCTGTAACTCCCAATACATCTGCGCAATCAAAGTAATTCATTACTTTTTGGTAACCATCAGCTAAAATATGGTGCGCTTCGTCTACAATAATGACATCCCAATAATCTTTTGGAAATTGTTCAAGTCGTTTATCTCTTTGAAGCGTTTGGACACTACCAACAGTTACACGATACCATGACCCTTGCGAAGTCTGCTCAGCTTTTTCGACCGAGGCACCAAGCCCAGTAACTTTTTTTAATTTATCTGCTGCTTGTTCTAGCAATTCCGAGCGGTGAGCTAAAATAAGAACACGTTTTCCTTGCCTAACCAATTCCTCGGTTAACTTAGTAAAGACTACGGTTTTCCCACACCCTGTTGGCAAAACTAATAACGTTCTTTTATGACCTTGCTCCCATTCTGACAAAATAGAGTCAATACTTTCTTGCTGATAGCTTCGTAATTCCATTTCACCAACTCCTTTGAGGTGTGTTGACGATTCTATCAATCGTCCAACCTCGCTCTACTCTGTGCTGTAATGCTGCATAAGATACCCCTAGCTTTCTGGCAAGTTCTGCCATTGTATAAGTTTTGCCTTCAAATGTAATCAAATGATTTTTACGAGTGTTGTTTGCTTGAATATAGTTATCTACCCACCTGCAATTAGAGGGTTCATAATTACCATTAACATCAATGCGGTCAATCGATAAGTTGTCGGCATATCCGTGTGATAATGACCATTCTCTGAATTTTGAATAATCCTGCCATTCGTCACAAATCTTTACCCCTCTATCACCATATCTTGCAAAATCTGGACGATTAGGATTATTACATCTTTGACGCATATTAAGCCATGTTTGGTATAAACGCTCCTTGTGTGAAAATCCATGTTTTACTTTTTTACATCCACAACTTACTGTGTGACCAGATAGTAAGGAATCTGATTTAACATGAATAGTTTTTCCGCATTTGCACTCGCAGACAAACTTAACAACAGGCTTACGACCGTTCCCGACATCTTCGGAACGGCGTAATACCCTTAGAAAACCAAAAGTCTGACCAGTTAAATCATTCTTTAATTTTCTTGTTTTCATTGTTAGCTACCTCTTAAAATTGCCCAGCTTGAAAACCTGCAGGTTGTTGTGGGGATTGTTGAGGTTGTGGTGTTGTTTGATAATTTTGTGCTGGTTGTTGATAAGTTGGCTGTTGCGGTTGTACGTTTGCGTTCAACACTTTTGTCCAATCAACGTCGTCAGCGTAAATCATGGCTCTAATATTGTCATATTCACGGTCGGCATATTGAGCAGTACCTTTACGTTTGTTTACTCGGCAAACACCTTTTGCGCCAATGACACTATTCCAATTCATACGAAGTGGTTCACCGTGTTTCTTTTGACCGATTGCGCCAAAGAACGCTGATAGCGTACCTTCTGTTGACGTGTGCAAGAATAAGTTGTGTGTTAATTGTGCAATACCTTCTGCTGTTTCAATTTGAAGGGTAAGTGTTGCTTTATTACATGCTGGAAGTTTTCCTGGCTTTTGTGGGTTTGGTGTGTGACGTCCACGTTCTAAGTTAGTGACTGTGAATTGGTAGTCACCAGGCGTGAGCTGTACGAATTCTTTTGGGTCTGTGGTAATTTCATCATCCCACCCTAATTCATGGTCAAAGTTATTGTTAAATTGTGTCATGTTAATTTCTCCTTTTTGATTAAGCTAAAATTGTAATATTGCCTTGCTCTGCAAGTTGTGCTTTCAAGTAGTTAGCAACGTTGTTGATTGCATCTAAGCGCCATTTACCACCATCTGCGCTAAATAGTGCCATTTCTGCATTTTTATCGATACGAAATACAAATTGGCTAGCTGGTTGTTCCACCTCTGCAAATGTGCGGTATGGACGTAGCATGACTGGGTTTGGTGCTTTAGCTTTTGCTAAGTTAGCTACTCCAGTTTTAACAGTCGTTGTTTGGCTAACACCGTTATCAACAATTTCTGAACCATTGTCAATTTTAAGCGCACTTGCAAAATTCAAAACAACGTCGCGGTCATCTGTATCTTCAAATTTAGATTGTAGGTAAACGTTGAAGTCAGTTGATGACATGTAGTAACCGTATTGAATACTTGGGATACGTGCTTCAACGCTAACAAGACGTGTACGTACTGCTTTTTCATCATCTTCAGTATAGACAGACACTTGAGTTGGACTTTCCACAATAACCATTAAACGTTGATAGCTAGTGTTGTTAAGTCCTGATTTAAGGTAGTCGACTAAACTATCAAGCGTGCATAATTCAAGTACATCTGGATAAAGTTTCGGTTCAAGCTCAACAAGATTAGCTTTTGAGTCATCATAGTAGTGTTTGTCATCAACTGTGATGATTTTTTCTTCACGGCTTGCTAACTCAACGCCGTATGCAATAGCTTCTTTAATGTTTTCTGACATAATTAATTACCTGCTTTCTGTTTATTAAAATCAATGACATCTTCATTAATGCCTTTTTCTAGCGCTTCGATTGGTTCGCCAATATCGGTACGCAAGACCGCTTCATTGTCGAAATAGGTTTGACCAGGAACGCTACTAAGCAATTCGTTAGCGTAGACCTTACCGTCTTTCTGACCAACAAGGACGGTTGTTGCTGCACCTTTTTGAGGTGCTAGTGTTGATTTCACTTCCATTGCTGTGCTGACAGTCTGACGACTTTCGTCAGCTTTCATTGTGAGCGTAATCGTTAACTTACGCGCTGGCTTGCTTTCAGTATTTGGATCAAGAATGTTGTCAAAGATTTTTTCAAGTTCTTTGTCTACTTTTTCTTGTAGACTCCCTTCACCGATAGCTGACAAGTCTAATTTAATTGTTTTATCCATTGTGATTCCTTTCTAAAATGGCAAGATACGATTATCTTTAATCATGCTAAACACTTGTTCCCAAGCGCCAATAAGAACACCGTCAATAAATCCTGGGTCATACATGATAACTGGCGTGTCTTCTGGATAGTAACCCTTTTGAGCAACTGCCTTTTGGACTTCAAGCTCTGTGACTTGATTTTGTATCATCAAATCACGCAGAGCTTGCGGCAAGGCTAAATTAGGCTCTTGGTAAGGTTGACGTTCTGGCGCAGGCTGCGTTAAGCTTTCAGGCGCTTGTGACGGTTGCTGTGGCGTTTCTTGCGCCTGTGGTTGAGCCTCTGGCGCTGGTTCAGCAGTTGGTGTTTGTTCCTGTGCTGGTGCTTGTGGAGCAGGTTCTGGCACTGGTTGTTGTGGTTGTGGTTGAGGTGTAGGCTGTGGTTGTACCGTTGCTTGATTAAAGATGTGTGCAATACCTGCATAATCAAACGTCATTTCCTCTGGTAAACCATGACGATTTTTAGCGTCCCAAGCTGGGTGGTGTTGCGTGTATAGAACACGTTGCCCACCAGTAGCCTTTTTCTTACCGTTATCGGCTGTCATGACGACTGTTTTATAATTGGCAAACAAAACCATATCAGCCCATTCTTTAACTAACGGTGCCGTCTGTGAACTTGTCTTTTTACCAAGTTTAAGTTCCCAACGGTCGTAAGACCCCATTTCGTCTGGCTGTTCAAATTTACGCATTTGAGCGTGCGCTGTTAACACAACGTTGATACCTAAATCGACCAATTCACCAAGTTGATTGAGCAAACGCCCCATTTCTTCCTTAGTGTATGTGTAGCCATTCCCCCAACCGAAATCCTCAATACCTTTCTTGCCATGTTGTGCGCAGACATCTGCAATGACTAAACTTTCTGCCCAGTCAATCGTATCAATGACAAGCGTCTTACAAACAGTTGGATTAGCTTTGACCCATGCAATTTCATTTTTTAGCATGGTATAGCTTGACGGTTTATTCAAGCGTGAAACGTCCATGTTGTCGGTTGATCCTTCGGTGTCAATAAATACTGCTCCTGGGAATTGTGATGCAAAGGTTGATTTACCAATACCTTCTGGACCATAGATGACTACTTTTTGGGCTCGTGCGCGTTTTCCTTTTGTGATTTGCATTAATCGTCACCCCCAAAAATATCATCAAGCGCATCAAATAGCATTTTAGCCTTGCTTTGATTGTCGGCCTTAATTTCTTCTGGTTCTTCACCGTCTAGTGTCGTGAGTGTATATTCAGTTTCAACTTTTAGTGGTTCTGCTTCAAATGCTTGCAACAAGCCTTCGTATTTTTCCTTATCTTCTTTGAAATTCTCTTCAGGAATAGAAAGCGCTGATTTAATTTCTTTGGTATAGTTAGCTGTAAATGCTAGAGCATCTTCATTGTTTTTATACGCGCTTAGAAAATAACCTTTTTCTTTGTTGCGAAATACGATAAATGTTTTAGTTTGTTTCATTGTTTTTTCTCCTATTTCTTAAAATTTGCCTGCTTGCCAGCCTTGGGCTTTGACTTTATCTAACTGCGCTCCAACTTCGCTAATTTGCTTATTTAGCGCTTTGTTTTCGATAGAGTAGCCGTCCTCGATAATTACAGCACACTCATCACCAGTTGACACTCTTGTGGCAATGGCTTGTAAGCTTTCTTGTTCTAACCAATTGCCGAACTGTTCAAGTGTGATTTGGTCCATTTGTTCTAGTTTGTCAATCAGAACAAAACCACATTCTGGTTTAAGCTTACGAACAATCGCAGTAGCCACCATAAGCTGTTGACTACCAGACATGTTATCCCATTCTTGACCTTGGTAAAGTAGCTTACCGTCGTTAACTGACAAGCCTTCAAGTGGCAAGTCTGCGTTGGTTAACAAGTCTGTTTTTTGTTGACGAACAGCTTCGATTTCGTTAGTCAATTGATTGTATTGTTCACGTTGTTGTTTAGCGTCGTCCTCAGCTTTATCTTTGTCAAGATTAGCGCGAACACGTCTGTTAGTTTCGTCAATACGCGCAATATTTTCTTCGATTTCAGCTGTTGACTCGTCGTGCAAATCCATAGCGTCAGTCTGTGCAATCTGTAAATCTTCCGTTAGCTGGTCCAATTGTTGTTCAGCCGCTCTAAGCTTCTTTTTTAGTTCATCAACTTCTTGTTGTTTGAAGTCGTAGTTTTGTTGAATGACTGTCACGTTTTGACGCTTACGAGCATTCTCACCATTCTTAGCTAAGATAGCTTGCTGTTGTTGGATAAGCTCGGAAATGCTAACCAGTTCTTTCGGTGCATCTGGATAGTATGGCTGTTCTTTGGCGAACTTTTCTTTTTGGTCAGCAATCACACCAACTGCGTGGCGTTGATTATAGATTTCCTTTTCTTTTAGCTCCAATTCAGCTAGCTGGTCACTAACACCAATGATTTGTAAAAGCGTGTTAGCCTTGTCTTTTGGCGTGCTGTCCATGAATTTAGGAAGATTGATAGCTAACTCTTCCACGAAGCTATCTAACAGCTGTTGCCCTGCTTTTTGGCCATTTGGGTCAACTACTTTAAGCGCACTATTCTTACCTTTACGTTCCACAATCAGCCCATTTGAAAGTGTCACTTTAAGCGTAGGCGGTACCATTGACCCTTCACGCTCTGCTTTACTTGGCTTGTATTTGTTACCACCAAGAGCCCAAGCAATACTATCCAGAACACTTGTTTTACCTTGGTTATTATTCCCACCAATTACAGTTAAACCAGTTGCAGATGGTTCAATTTTAACTGCTTTGATGCGCTTGACGTTTTCGATTTCAAGTTTATTGATTGTCACCATCAAAATCCTCACTTCCAATCCTGAATGTATTAACTTCTACCGTTTTAGTCTCTGTGATAATTTCACTGTTTTCTAAAGCGAAGCCAAGCAGTGCATTCGTGACACTTGTCAATGTATAACCACATTTGTCTGCAATTTCAGCGATTTCATTGTAAATATCAATATCACACCCAATACGACCATATCCATTTTGTTGAGCTCCTAATTTTTGTTTTGCCAATCTCATTTTGTCATAACCTTTCTAATTTCTAGTTGGTCAACTTCATCAAGTTGATTGATACATTTATCAAGCGTTGATGGCAAGATATAGCCCTCAGCAATGATAATGTCGAGTAAATTTGCTTTTGCGACTGTCGCAAAGTAATGTTTTGTCAGTTCGTTGTTTAGACGTTTGTTTTCGTCTTTCAAGAACTCATTTTCGTTAATAACTTCTTGTATCATGTCAACCTCTTTGAATGTATCGTGTCATAGCATTTTGCGCTTTAATAACATTGTCGTAACGTTTTGCTTTTGTTTCCCAACTTTCAAACACGAATTCTGGTTGAGTAGTTTCTTGTTTGTTAGGTTTTGTAAAAATCCAGTTAAATAATGTCATAATAAAACCTCTGCTTCTAATTTCATGTTTTTTAGCATTTCTGCTAATGTTTCTTTTTTACTCAAATATCGGTTACGTGATTTCCATTTAACAAATAGCTCAAATCCTTTGTAATTGATAAAAACTATTCGATGTGTAGGATTGTCGATGTATTTCCTAAACTCTGGATGCTCACGCATTTCGGCTGCCCACTGTTTGGCAACGCTCTTGCTCAAACCTTCCCAACGTTGCATCAAGTGATCATAATCGCCCCATTCAGCATCTTCGTTGATTCCGACAGCCTTGTAAGTTATTTCGACTTTCGGCATAGCGTGCTCCTTTTAAATGTGATATAATCTAGTTAAGTTTATTTTTGTTAGTGACTGATTGCCGTCAGTCGCTTTTTTGTGTCCAAAATACATGCACCGTCCTTTCTATAGTTAAGTCCTTTCCGTGATATAATATTTTTGGAAAGGAGGTGAAAGTTATGCCCAAAATTAAAGTAACGTTTGCTGATGGTTCAACTATTATTTTTCACGAAGAACAAGGTTTTCAAACTATTGTAAAAAGAGATAATGAAACTTCATTAGGTGAATTCTTTTCACTTTGGAACCACATTCGAGAAGGATTAATTCCAAGTTTTACTACATTGCTTGTAAATAGTTCATTTTTTTATGATGTTGAAAATCCATCAGTTGTTTACTCTTCTTCAGCTGTAGTTAAAGTTGAAGAATTATAATTAATCTTGCTATTCAATGCTTGACTTGCGATTTCAGCTTGAATAGCTTTTTTAATAGCCTGACCATGTTCAGTTAAACTTGCATTTTGTCCGACTAATAGAATGGCTTCCTGATAAGTTTCAGATTGAACCAATGCTTGTGTAGCTTTGACTTTAACTAAGTCTTCCACTTCTTTTGCTAAATTTTCCATAGGCTTTTGCTCCTTTCCTATGATTGATGTTTTTTGAAGTCGGCTTGACAGTTGACCAGCATCAATGGATGCAGTGGCTATATTTCCACTTCGTATATCTTTTTCATTGATTCTCATTAATAAATCAATATCATTAAGTCGTTGAATTGCTTTTTGTAATTCTTCGGCTTTTTTTAGAGCTACTTCTGTTGCTGTTATAAACTCAGCTAGATTTGTAATTTCTACGTTAAGTTTCATGTGTTATCCTTTCTAAATTTGATATAATGGGAATAAAAAATGGAGGTAAAATATGCTTTACTACGCAACTATCATAGTTATAATCGCTCTTTTTTGTTATTTAGAATACTCTGATAAAAAATCAGATTATCTACAGGTCAAAGAACTTTCTGAACATTTTGACAAATGGATAAGAACCGACTCTGAAACTGTTAAACCAAGCAATGCTGTCTTCACAAGGTTATATAAGAAGCGCTATGGTAAAGAAAGTTTTGCCAAAAATATTGTTCAACGAAATGCTAATGTAATTGCTACTAATCAGATAGATGTCATCGCTAGTTTTCCTAGTCTTAATCAGAACATTTTAGGAGACCAAATTGTACTTTTAGATAATTTAAAGTCATACTACGAACTTCAATTTCAAGATGTTCACTCTCTACGCCATTTCATTCACTTTGTTCTTTCCCTTCCACTCCAATTACTTAAATACCTTGGAATTAGCGAAGAGAAGACCTCTAGCAAACTATTTCAGATTATTTTTTGGTTAGTTGGACTTTTTCTTCCTCCACTAAAAGAATTGTTACTTGAATTTATTGACTTTATACTTACTAAGAAATAAAGTCCATTCTACAAACCAGTCACGAATGCTATAAATTAATATAACCGTCATGATGAATTTAAACACAAGCCATAGCCAACCACTTGAAAAGCAATACAACAGAATCGTAATAACTGCCCACACTATCAAACTAGCGCCATCTTCAGCTAGTTTTTCTTTTTGTTCGTTCATACATTACCCCTCAAATTCTTCCCAAGGTTCACGAATGCCAAGTTTTTTTGATACTAGTAATTTAAAACTATCGCTACCATAACCTTCTTTCAAAAGCCTTGTAATCATTGCCGAAGAAACACCACACACTTGTGCCAAATCACTTTTCGACCAACCTTTTTGTGACATTTTTTCTTGGACAAGAGTAATCCATTTTTGATGTTGTAAACTCATGTTTGCTCCTTTCTAAAAAATATATAGTGTAAATCAAAAGAATTAGTAAATAATTTTATAAAATTCTTGACAAACTTTTATACTATGGTGTAAAATAAATCCATAAAGAAAACACTTGATAAAACGTTATTAAATCAATCTTTTACGCTCGCCAAAGCTATATTGAATTTTGATAAGTTTTAACAAGTTACTTTACTAACTCTTTAACTTACAAAAACTATTTTATATTATAGTGTAAAATAAGTCAAGAGATTTTTACACTTTTTTATAAATATTTTTTGTCATCCTTAAGAAAGGCTGATATATCAATGTTTTCAACATTTGAAAAAATAAAGGAATTATCTAAAAAGCAAGGTGTAAGTTTACAAAAAGTTGCTGAAGATTTAGGTTTTAGTGTAAATTACCTATACACTTTAAAAGAAAAAACTCCAAAATCTGACCGTCTACAAGAAATCGCTGATTACTTTAATGTTTCTACTGATTATCTCTTGGGACGTACAGACAATCCTACAATTGCTTCCAACAAAAATAACGATCTTATAACCTCTCAGGAACAGCAAGCTCTTGTTATGTTTCGTAAAGAAACTGCAAATATGACTGACATGGAAAAAGAACGTTTTAACAATGCTCTTTCAGGGCTAATGCAGACTGCTCGTAGCCTTATCGAAGATGATTCAAACTGGAAGTAGGTGTTTTATTTGGAATATCGTTTTATCGATTCTGCAGATTACTACCTTTATCAGCAGAAAGCTAATTACTTCTTAAATGAAGTTAGCCGCTATTTTAATTTATCATTTACAGAAATCACTAGCAAACATGTTATTGATTACTTTGAAAGAAAATACAATATTTTATTTGTTTTTCTTGATGTTGATCAATACGAAGAATACTTTAGAGATATTGGCGGACGTCAAGCTACTAGAGAAGATATAAAATATAAAGGTATAGTCAATAACTGCAAAATAAAATTTGTACCTAAAGAATTTTGCGACCCTTTATCTGGTGTAACCATGACTTATGATTGTTCAGACAGATATGTTGTCTATATTAATCAAAGACCTATCTTAGGTAGAGTTATGTTTTCAATTCTACATGAGTTAAGTCACATTTTTGCTCATTTTGAAGGTAATAAAAAGCAGCGTATGTATGCTTCTATGATGTCTAACGTGTCTAACATTTCTACTGGAAATTATCCAAAAGAATTGCAGCCAATCGAAGATGAAGCAAACACACTAGCTTCTCTGTTCTTGCTAAATGATGAAAGACTAAAAAATAGTATTTTAAATGGTAAAAATTTCAATGACTTAATCAGAGAAAATTATATGTCTGGTGCAGCAATCATGAACCGTTTAAAGAATTTTTTAGTCTATAACTACTGCATTCCTATCCAAGAAGCAGTTCAAATAGTATTGGATTATCGAAATGGTTACAATTCCACAATTCAATCAATTGTATTTTGATAAAACGATAACACTAATAGAACATACTAAAAGTTAATACAGGAGGAAAAAGAAAATGGGATTTTTAGACAATAACAGTTATAAACGTACTGATAAAATCGGACCTTTAGAAATTGATAGAGCTAACAAGGTATATCGAATCCACGGAGCAAATAAAGCTAAAGGTTCAAGTCTTGTCGGTGGTACAGCTAAAACCATTGGTAAAGCGGGCTTGGCAATGGGAACTGGTGGCTTATCACTTATCCCTAGTATGGTTAAGAAATCAAAAAACGATACTGACTGGTACTCATTTGAAGAGTTAGTATCTTATGATTTAATCATTAACGACCAAGCCGTTGTGTCTGGTGGTGTTGGTCAAGCGCTTGTTGCTGGAGCTGTATTCGGTGGCTTGGGCGCAATTGCTGGCGGTATTACTGCTAAGCGAAAAACAACAACTAAAATCTTAAACATGACCATTCGTGTTACTTCAAACGACTTTAGCAAACCTGTTGTCTTTATCGACCTTCTTAGAAAACCTGTAAAAAACACGTCTAAAGAATATAAAGAAGCAATTGAAAATGCTCAACGTATTATTGGAGCTTTAGATGTTATTGCGCATAATGCTTAAAATCTGCAAATAGGAGAGAAAAGTAATGGAGAAAAGTAAACTGCCCTTTTATTATAGAAATTGGTTTTGGATTGTACTGTTTTTATTAGGACCAGCAACATATTACATTACAACTATTGCTGCGGTTGTTTTAATGTTAGCTAAAGACGAAGAGCTGCCGTCTTTATCAAAAGAAGATTATGCAAAATATAAAGAAACTATTGAACGTCAAGATGAGTCAATTGTTATTGTAAAAAATGCTAAGACCGAAGCTAAAGGGCTTATTGATGACGCAAGTAATAAGGCTAAGCAAATTATAAGTGATGCGAATAGCAAAAAGGAAAAATTGGATGGCGAAATCGCAACTCTAAATAAAGAGAAAGAAAAAATTGATTTACTTTTATCAGAAAGTGCAGATGAAGCGTTATTCAAAGAGACTACCGTTGATTTTAGCGACAATATTTCAGCAAACGAAATAAAAAACGAACTATCACTTGAAAAACTTAATGAAAAAGAGTTAATAAAGAACGATAAAGCCGTTACAAAATATGATAAATCTAGCACTAAAACTATGCTAAACAAACAAACTAAGCAATTGTTGCGCGCTTTTAATTCGGAAGCAGACTACTATATTTCCAACGTTACAATCCGAAATGTGGATAATTATAGAAATAAGCTTGCCAAATCCTTTGAAACTTTAAACAGTCTTTTTAAGATTGATGGAGTTCAATTAAATCAAAAATTGCTTACATCTAAACTAAAGCAGTTAGATATTATTTATAAGTATCAAAAGCAACTTGATAATGAAAGAGAATTACTAAAAGCTCAAAAAGAAGAGATTCGTGAACAACAAAAAGTTGAAAAAGAAATTCAAAATGCTAAACGTAAACTCGAAAAAGAAGAAAGACAATTTAATAATGAACTTTCTAAATTAATGAAGTATCTCAGTTCTGCTAAAAATGAAGTTGAACAAAATATCTATGCAGATAAAATCAAGGAACTTGAAGAAAAAATTAAGATTCTTGAAAAAGATAAACAAAACGTTCTTGATAGAGAATCAAATACTCGTGCAGGATATGTTTATATCATTTCAAATATCGGCTCGTTCGGCAAAAACGTTTATAAAATTGGTATGACTCGCCGTTTAGAACCAATGGATAGGATTTCAGAGTTATCTAGTGCTTCTGTTCCATTCCCTTTTGATGTCCATGCACTTATCTTCAGTGAAGATGCACCAGCTTTAGAAAATACTTTGCATAACTACTTTAGAAAACAAGAGGTTAATAAAGTAAATCAACGCAAGGAGTTCTTTAAAGTTGATTTAGAAGAAATTAAAAAATTAGTTCATAAAGAATATAATAATACTGTTCACTTTACGGATTTAGCCGCTGCTGAACAATATTTTGAGACTTTAAAAATTGAACAACAAGAACTAGCAAATTAGTAAACAAAAAATCCCTACACTCCCTGTCGCCAAACTTAGAGTGTAAGGAATAATTGGTAGTATAGTAAAAGCCTGCATGCGGTAGGTCCTTTACTATACCCATTTTAACAAAAAAGTGAGGTAAAAACAATGTTTGTCGAAAAACACAAAAGCGGAAAAGTCAATTTTGGGGAACGTTACAAAAATCCATACACAGGCAAATGGCAAAAAGTCACTATCTTAATGGACAGAGACACCCCAAGGACAAGAAAGCAAGCTCAAAAGATACTTCAAACTAAAATAGCGAAAAAAATAAGCACGCTAGAATCCTCTGAAATGTCGTTTACAGAGCTTTTCGATAGTTGGTGGGCATTTCATAAACAAGAACTAAAACGCTCTTCTATCGCTTCGCTGAAGGGAAATATCAAAGAAATCAGAGACACTTTTGGGATTGACGTCAAAGTCACCAATATCGACCCCAAATACGTCCAGAATTACTTAGATAATTTGAAGGGATCTAGGAATAAGAAAGAACGCACAAAAACATTACTCAACCAAGCCTTTGATTATGCTATGACGTTAAACATTACCCAAGACAATCCTGCCAGACGTGCCAAACTACCTAGAGTTAAAAAAACCTTAGAAGACTGGAAAAAAATCGAACAAAAATATCTTGAAGAAAATGAAATTCAACCATTTTTAAAAGAATTTAGACGAAGACCTAACACATATAGACTTGCTTTATTAGCCGAATTTATTAGTTTGAATGGTGGACGAATAAGTGAAATTGTTAGTATAGAACCTGCGAACATCAACTTTGAAACCAGAATTCTTCAACTACACGGGACATATGATCATACAGATGGATATCAAAATGGTGAAAAAACTTCTCCTAAAACACCTGCATCCTATCGTGAAACGTTTATGACAAAACGAGAAATGGAAATCATCAAAGAATTTCAATTCATGAACGAGATTGAAAAGAATACTAACCATCGTTTTAAAGATATGGGATATATTTTTACCACTAAAAACGGAGTTCCGATTCAAACTAACTCATTTAATGAAGCAGCTAAGAAAGCAAACCTAAGACTTGAAAGACCAATACCAAAAGAGATTACTAGTCACATCTTTAGGCATACTCTCGTTAGTCGTTTAGCAGAAAACGGAACTCCTTTAAAAGCAATCATGGAACGAGTGGGACACTCTGATGCTAAAACTACTATTCAAATTTACACTCACGTAACCAAAAAAATGAAAACAGATGTAACAAATATACTTGAAAAATACTGATTTTTGTTCCAAATTTGTCCCACAACACTAAAAAAAGTCTACCATACAAGTTGTAACACTTGATATGATAGGCTTTTTAAATGTAAATTATTTTACAGCATCTTTAAGTGCTTTACCAGCTTTGAACGCAGGTACTTTTGAAGCTGCAATTTCAATTTCTTCACCAGTTTGTGGGTTACGACCTTTACGAGCTGCGCGTTCGCGAACTTCAAAGTTACCAAAACCGATTAATTGAACTTTTTCGCCTTCAGAAAGGAAGCTTTCGATTGCTGAGAATACTGCATCTACAGCTACTGCTGAATCTTTTTTAGTAAGCTCAGTTGCTTCTGCAACTTTAGCGATCAAATCTTGTTTGTT